CGTCGTCTCGCATTACTTCGGCGTGCCGGTGGTCGACATACGCTCGCGCCGGCGCACCATCGAGGTCGTTCCGCCGCGCCACGCCGCCTGGTTTCTCGCAACGACGCGTTTCGAATTCTCGATGCCCGAGGTCGGGCGATGGTTCGGCGGCCGCGACCATACCACCGTGATCTACGGGCGCGACAAAATCCGCGCCAAGATCGCTGTCGATCCGGGCGTCGGCGAGCTGATGAGCCAGTTCGAAATCGCCGCCATCGCCCATGCGCGGCTGCGCCAGCGCGGCCTCGTAAAACGCGCCGTCGACATAGACGCCGGCGCCGTCGCGCGAAGAATCGTCGAGGGCGGCCAGCGCGCCGCATTGGGCGCGACGATCGACGAAATAACGGCCATGGCCGAGGCGCTGTCGCGTCTCGAAGATCAACCGGAAGGGGAAAACTGCAATGGCGTCGAAGCCTAAAACGAAAACCCAGGGCGGCAATATCGAAGTGCCGCAGAGCAAGGAAGAGGCCTCCATGGCCGTCCACGATATCGGCGTCGCGCAGCGCCGCATCGCGCGCGTCGAGGCCGATATGAACGACAGGATCGCCAAGGCGAAGCAGGAGGCCGAGGAGCGCTCCAATCCCCTGAAGGACAAGATCAGGGAGTTGACGGAGGGCCTGCGCATCTGGGCCGAGGCCAACCGCAAGGAGCTGACCAACGGCGACAAGCGCAAATTCGCCGATCTCGGGACCGGCAAAATCGAATGGCGGCTGCGTCCGCCGTCGGTGACGATCCGCGGGCTGGAGGCCGTGCTCGACGCCATCCGCAAGCTCGGGCTGGCCGGAAAATTCATCCGCGCCAGGGAGGAGGTCAACAAGGAGGCGATGCTCGCCGAGCCGGACGCCGCGCGGCTCATCCCCGGCGTGTCGATCGGCACCGCCGGAGAGACTTTTTACGTCGAGCCTTTCGAGGCGGAGATCGAGGGAGCGGGTAAGTGAAATTTCTCAATCCGAACGAAAAGCCCTTCGACATATCCCAGAAAGCTGGGAGCCTAGGCGCGGTGATGGGTCACGAGATTGCTGCGCTCGAAGACAAGCTGGACGAATACCTCTCCGGAAAGGTCCCGCGCGCAGATCGGGCTGCCGTCCTCTGCCTCCATTATCTCACCGCCGCTGCCCGCGCCGCCGCGACGTTCTTCGAGACGGAAGAAGAAAAGTTTCCGCTCGATGATTTTCTCGCCAGCGCCCGCGATTGCGCAGTGTTTGTTGTCGCGTATGCCGAGGCCAACCGGAGGATGCCCCATTGACCAAGCCCTTCGAAGTCAACCAGCGCGTCATCGTGCATTATGTCGATCGCGATGAGCAAGAGTCGGGGCTCCCCGGCCGTCTGCTGTCGTTCAACCGCACCCACGCCGCCGTCGATCTCGACGATATCGGCGCCGTCGTCGCGCCGATCGACGCGCTGGCGCATCTCGACATGGAGCAGGCGGCATGACGAACCTCGCGCAAAACAAACGCATCCACGGGCTGCGCAAGGCGCTCAAAGCCAACGGCTTCGAGGAGGGGGACTACCGCGCCCTGCTGATCACCAAGTTTCCCAAGGCATTCAAGGGCGTCCCGTCGTCGAAGGACCTCTCCTTCGAGCAGGCGGCGGAGCTGATCGACGCGCTCAATAAACTCGCCGGGGGTTCCAGCGGCGCCGAGCGGCGCCCGTCGGAGACGGTCACCGGCAAATGGGGAGCCGTGCTGCGCGCCCTGTGGATATCCGGTCACAATCTCGGCCTGATCGACAATCCCGACGATCGCGCGCTTCTGGCCTTCGTCGAGAAGCAGACGCATATCTCGCACACGCGGTTTTTGAACGACGAGAGGGACGCCAACAAGGCGGTCGAGGCGCTGAAAGCGTGGCTATCGCGCGGCGGGGTGAAATGGCCGACGGCGAAGGACGCCAGGGCGGCGAAGCGCACGCTGAACTGGATGCGCAAGAAGGGGGTGCTGGACGCGATCGGCGAGAAGCTGCGCGTCTTCAACCCGAGCTTCGATGTCAACGGATTCGCACTGTGTTGCGGCCTCCGTGAGGGCGTGCACGTCACCAGCTACGAATATCTCGACGAGGAGCTGATCGACCATGCCGCGCGCGTCGGCGGCGAGATGCTGCGCGCGCGGCTGGCCGAGGCCAAGAAGAAGGAAGCGGCGTGATGAAAACCATTCTGCGTGAATATCGCGCCTTCGCCGGAGAGGCCTTTCATGAGATTTGGGGCCACGCCATCAAGGCTGTGGGAGAGACGATTCAGGCGTCGTTATTTTTCGTCACTCTTGCCGTCATGATCATATTCTCTCCGGCGGTGGTCGGTTTCGCCTATTACTCCAGGAAGCGAAGGGGCGTTCGATGAAATTCTTTCCCGAAGCCGCGCGAAGAATCCGCGCCAGCGGCGATCTTCTGGCGCTGGCGATCCTCGTGCTGATCTCGCCGCGCGCGGTGAAACAGGCGCTCAAGCGCGTCAATGGAGGCGCGTGATGCGGAAATCTCTCGCTCTCGCCTTCCTCCTCCTCGCCTCTCCGGCGACGGCCTCGGGCTGCGGGGTCATGGCTCTTTACGGTCCCTCCGACAATCTCGAAGCCATGGACGTGAGCATCATCAACGGAGCCAGGGAGCGGATCGACCTCGCCGCCTATGTGCTGACCTCGATTCCGGTCATCGACGCGCTGTCCCACGCCGCGCGGAGCGGCGTCGTGATCCGCATCTATCGCGACGGGCGGCTTGCGCGCGAGCCGCGCGCACTCGCCGAGGCCATGGAGCGGCTGAGATCGGAGCAAAATGTCGAAATCCGCTACAAGGCGGCGCCGGCCCCGCTGATGCATCTCAAGGCCTATGCCGTCGATGGTGAGCTCTTGCGCGAGGGATCGGCGAATTTCACCCACTCCGGACTGCTTCGACAGGACATCTCGCTGCTGGCGCTCCTTTGTCCCGACGCCGTGACGGCCTTTGAAAAGGCCTTTAACGCGATGTGGAGGCGGTGATGAGGAGTGACCTCTACGACATCGAGATGCAGCTGCATCACGAGACCGGTAAGGCCGTGCTCGTCTCCGACGATGGCGATCGCGATAACGCCGTTTGGCTGCCCAAGGCGAGCATTGAAATAGAGCCAAAGAGCAAGGGCGTCATTGTCGTGACGCTTCCTGAATGGCTCGCGGTGGAGAAAGGTCTGCTGTGACGCCTCGCCTCGACGATTGCACGCGTCTCGAACTCAAAGCGCTCGCCCGCTTTGCGACGCCCGTGCAGATCGCCGAGGCCAAGGCGCGGATCGCCCGCGAGGCGGCGTCTCGCGCCAATGACGAGCGGGTGACGCTGGCTTCCGAATCCGTCTCCGCCTGCCGCGCGGTGCGCGCGCATTTCGAGGCGAAGGGCGAGCATGAGGCGCACATGCGGCTGTTCGAGCGCGCCAAGCTCGCCGCGCGCATCTCGCAAAACGCCGAGCGCCGCTGGCGGCGGCTGGAAAACATCGCCCTGGGGCTGGAGCGCGCGCTGGCGCGGATGAGATTTCGGGAGGGAGCATGAGTTGGACAGAGGCCGCCCGCGCCTGCATCCGCGAGGCGCATCTTTCGCTCCCGCCGAACGCCACGCTCAAAGAGCGCGAGAAGAAACTGCGGGAAGCCTATCCCTTCGGCGAGCGCCGCGGCTGGCCCTATAAGGCGTGGCTGGCCGCGCGCAAAGCCTACCTCGACAAATATAGGCACGGGGACCCGGCGATCCTGCTTCAATCGCCGCTCTGGCGGTCCGCTTCGAAACGGGAAAACGGCGCATGACCATCGCCATCACCGATCACGCCGTGCTGCGCTTTCTGGAGCGCAAGAAGGGCCTCGATGTCGACGCGTTGCGCGGCGAGATCAAGGAGAGTCTGGCGCGCGCTTCCGCCGCCGCCGGCGAGATCGCGCTCAGGGATTACAACGTCCGCGCCAACGATCTGCTGTTCGTCGTGCGCAACGGCCGGCTCGTCACGGTCTGCGAGATCGAGAGCGGATTGAACATGACGAAGTGGGGAGTCTGGTGAGCGATCACGACTATCTCACCGGGCTGCTGCGCGAGATCGCCGATATCGCCGGCCTGCCGGCGGCGCTGGCCATCGCCGAGTGCAAGGGCGGCATAGAGGCCTATTTCCCCGCCGAAGTCTGCGACGATCATTGGCTGGTCAAGGCCTGCGGGCGCGAGGCGGCGGCGAAAATCTGCGCGCATTTTTGCTGCACGGGGCGCGGCGGCATGCGGCTGCATGTCCCGCTGGGGCCGCATCGCCACCACGCGCGCGCGCGGCGCCTGGTCTCCAAAATCTTGCGCGAGCACGGCTCGAAGTCGAAGGCGGCGCGCGCCGCCGGCGTCGACATCTCCACGGTCAAGCGGATCAAGCGCCGGCTACGCGACGTGGAGGGAGACCCGCAGGGAAGCCTGTTCTAAACCGGCTTGTTTTAGGGATTGAATCGCGCCATGCTTGAATTGCTCAAGTCTTGGGGCGCTAAAGCCGCGAGGGGGTCAACTGCCCCTCCTATTTCGGGATTTGCCCTCCCGTAGTCTCGCTCCAAATCAGGAGCGAGACGTGAAAATCAATCCCCCGATATCGCTACGAACCTTGGTTGTCGTCGCCCTGGCGCTGACGGCGATCGGTTTCGCGTTGCGCGCGCATCCGGCGAAGGCCGATGCCTTCGCCGATCTCGTCGACGCCTACGCCCAGCGGCGCGGCGTCATCCAGCGGCCTGCAGGCGCGCTATGGCGCGCATCCTGGTATGGCGCGGGCCGCGTCACCGCCCTGGAGCCCTCGCGCTACACGGCCAGCGGCGAGCGCTTTAACCGGTTCGGCCTCACCGCCGCGCATCGCACGCTGCCCTTCGGCACGCTTTTGCGCGTGTGCTTTCGCGGCTGCGCGGTCGTGCGCGTCAATGATCGCGGGCCCGCGCGCTGGACCGGGCGCTCGCTCGATCTCTCCAAGGGCGCGGCGATCGCCGTGGGCCTTCACGACATCGGTTCGGCCGCCGTGCGCGTCGCCGTCATCTCCCGCTGAGGACAAGCCATGATCGTCCCTCCCGACAGGCCGCTGCAAAGCCAGTGCGCCAGACTGTTCGGCGACCCGAGCCATCCCGATTTTCTCGCGCATGTCACGCATGTGCAGCCGCCCTATCAGCTGCGCATGGGCGCGATCCCCGTCCATTCAGTCAAGATCAACAAAGTGGCGGCTCCCTCGCTCGCCAGGGTCTTCGCCGCCGTCTGGGAGGCCTGCAAAAAAGACCCCGAGGAAATCCGGCGCTTCAACATCGACCACTTCTCCGGCGATTGGGTCGTGCGCCTGATGCGCGGCCGACCGTCGATCTCCATGCATGCCTATGCGCTGGCGCTCGACTTCGACGCCGAGGACAACCCGCTCGGGCGCACGCCGGGCTACTTCCGCGCCAATCACCCGCTGGTGCAGGCCTTCGAGGAGAACGGCTGGGTGTGGGGCGGCAGCTGGAGCGGGCGTCCCGATCCCATGCATTTCCAATATGCGACGGTGGGCTGAAATGGCGGAAAAATTCGCAATCGGCGACGTGGCGCGCCTCAACTCTTCCGCCGATCGCATGACGGTGGAGGAGGTCAGGCCGGACGGCAAAATCGTCTGCGTCTGGCTGAACGCCGACGTCGATCTCGTCACCGCCGAATTTCATCCGGAGCAACTCGTCAAACTACCGAACCCGCGAGCCTGATCATGCCGTTCGAGCCCTGGTATCTCGTCTATCTCGCGATGCTGCTGCTGGCGCTCGTCATTAGCCCGATCTGGGAGGAGCCGCCCCCCCCCGGCGCTGGTCAACCGCGCCGGGCGGCTCCCCGGCGCCAAAGGAAGTGAGAAGCACAATGGACAAGACTAAACCCTGGTGGCAATCGGCCGGCGTCCTTGGCTGCATCGGCGCGATGGCCGCCGGCGCCGCGTCGCTCGCCGGCTATACGCTGACGCCCGACGATCAGGCGCAGATCGCGCAGGGCGTCGCCAAGAGCGCGCAGATCGCGACATCCGCATTCGGGCTCCTCTCCAGCGCCATCGCGCTATGGGGACGTGTGCGCGCCACCCACAAGATCGGGTGAGCCATGTCGATCCAGGACGATATCAATCTCGTCGGCTCGCTGCTGCCGATCATCACGGCGGGAGCGGCGTTCATCCCCGGCGTCGGCCCCGCCGTCGCGGCGGCCGGGGCCGGCATCGCCATCGCCGAGGACGGGATCAAGCTCGAACAGGCGACCGTGACCTGGCTCAATTCGCCCGAGGGCGCGAAGGCCAAGGGGTTGATCGGCCGCCTTACCCATCGGCTCGGCATGGCCTTCGACGCCGCCGCCGGCGTCATCAAACCGGAGACGAGAGATGAGGTTCAGACCGATCTTGACGCTGGCCGCTTTTAGTCTGCTCGGCGGCTGCGCTTTGCCAAGCCTTGAGCCGGCGGCTCCGAAATGCCCGCCGCTCAATCAATATAGCGCGGCGGAGATCGCGCAACTCGCCAAAGACCTGCGCGCGCTGCCCCCGAACGAGGTGAGCGCGAAGGTGATCGTCGAGGACCGCAACCTGCGCCGCTTCTGCGGCCAAAAATAGGGACGCCGCCATGAAACCCTTGCTCGCCGCCTGTTTCGCCGCCTGCGCCCTGCTCGCGGGATGCTCGCTCAATCCGAACGGCTCGATCGACTGGGGCCGCTCGTTCACCAACGCGTCGGACCGCGTCAACGCCGCCAATCTCGCCATCGCCAAATATGCGCCGCTGGTCGGCAAGGATTTGCTGGCGATCGGCAATATCATCGTGCAGGCGGAATGTTCGCCGATCCTTAATCCCGCGACCAATGCGACGGTCACGGCGATCAAGATCATCGCGCCGTCGAGCTCCGCCGCGTCCGCGGCGCAAAACGCCCTGGCGACCAACGCCGCCATCGCCGCGGCGCTGTGCCCGCTCTACCAGTCGATCGTCGCGACCGTTGGCGCCGTGCCCGCCAGCCCGCCGAGCGGCGCGCCGATCCAGGCCATTCCCGCCGCGACGGCGGCTCCGACGTGAAAGACATCGCCTTCTGCGCCGGCGCCCTGCTCGTCGGGACCGCGCTGGCGCTCTCGCCGGTATGGATCACCCTCCTCTCTTATTTCTTCGGCGCAAAATGAACATGGACTGGGGCACTGCGGGACAATGGGCCGGCGTCATAGCCGCGATAACCATCGCGATCTGGGGCGCGATGAGCAAACGCAACGACAAGCAGATCGAGGGACTCGGCAAGGAGATCGGCGAGCTGAAGAGCGACCGGAGCACGCTTTTTAAGCGGGTCGACGGCATCGACAGGCAACTCGCGCGCGTCGAGTCGGAGATCGAGCATCTGCCGACCAAGGACGAGATGCACGATCTCGAAATGAAAGTCGTGGGCATAGACGGCAAAATGGACGCGATGCTCGACAAGATCGGCACGCTGATAGGCCAGAACGCCCGCGCCGAGGAGCGCGTCATCGAGGCCGAGCGCCGCGCCAATGAGGCCGAAAGGAAAACGCGATGAGCGCCATCGACATCCAGCGCGAACATGCGCGGCTGATCATCCTGCGCGATCTGGAGGAGCAATCGGACCGCCGGCTCAATAGCGCCATGCTGCAGGAGAACCTCTCCCTGCGCTGGGCGATCAACAAAACGCGGGAGTGGGTTCACGAGGAACTGCGCTTTCTCGCCGAAATGGGCGGCGTGACCCTGCTCGAATCCGCCAGCGTGCTGATCGCCACGCTGACCCAGAAGGGCCTCGATCACCTCGAGGAGCGCGTCGTCATCACCGGCGTCAAGCGCCCGAGCCCGAAGGTCTAACCCATGGCGCGCGAGGGACGCGGGCGGCTCTCCAGCCTCGATCTGCTGCCCGAGGAGGCACAGGACGATCTGCTGTGGGCGCTGGCGCAGCTCAATGCCCGCATACGGACGCAGGTCGATATCCTCGAAGAACTCAACAGGCGCCTCATCGACAAGGGGCTTTCCGATTATCTGATCTCGCCGAGCGCCTTCAATCGCAAGGCGGTGGCGATCTCGCGCGCCTCCGCGCGGATCAAGGAGCAACGCGCGATCTTCGCCGGCATAGCCGATCAATTGACGGCGGAGAGCATCGATAGCGGCAATGTCGCGCTGGCCGAATTCATCAAGACGTTGATCGCCGAGATCGTCTCGAAGGAAGAAGGCACGCTGACCCCGAAAGGCGTCAAGGAGTTGGCGCATGCGTTCGCGCTGGTGATCTCCGGCACCAAGCTCTCATCCGCCCGCCGCAGCCATGTCGAAATGGAGCAGGACGCCAAGAAGAAAGCCGCAGACGCCGCCGGCGCGGTGGCGCGCAAGGCGGGCCTGACTTCCGCGACCGTCGACAAACTCAAGGCGGAAATCCTCGGCATTCCGAGGACGCCGTGAGCGCCGGCCCGCTGATCACGCCGGAGCGCGAAGGCCGCTACGGGCTGATCTATGTCGATCCGCCGACGCGGACCGAGAGCTACAGCCCCAGAGGACAGGCCAAGGCGCCGCCCTATCCCACGATGAGCCGCTACGACCTGCTGACGCTGCCGGTGGGCAGGCTCGCCGCGCCCAATTGCGCGCTGGTCCTGTGGAGCACCTCAACGCATCTCGGCCAGATGATGGAGTGCATCCGCGTCTGGGGTTTCGAATATAAAAGCTACGGCGGCTGGGGCAAACGCAGCCCGCAGTGGAGCCCGGATTGCAAGGAGCCGAAATGGGCCTTCGGCACCGGGCGCTGGCAGCGCAGCACGCTGGAAATCTATCTGATGGCGGCGCGCGGCGCGCCGTTGATCTGCTCGCACGGCGAACGCAATTTCATCGAGGCGCCGCTGCGCGAACATTCGCGAAAGCCCGATGAAGCCCGCGAGGCGCTGGAGCGGATGTTCCCGCGCGTCCCGAAGATAGAGCTTTTCGCGCGGCAGCGCCGCGAGGGCTGGGATTGCTGGGGCGATCAGGTCGATATGTTCGAGGCGGCGCCATGAACGCAGAGCGCATCCGCTGTTGCGTCCCCTTTTGCGGGCGAACCTTCTCCCGGGAGAAGGTCGGCTTTCCGCGCGAAATCATATGCGGCAAGCATTTTCGCGCCATCGGGCCGCGCACGAAGCAGCAATATCGCGGGATCAACCGCAAGCTCAAAAAATGGCCCGACGACGAACGTCTATTTCGGCTCCATGATTTGAATTGGCGGCGCGCCAAGCGCCAGGCGATCGAAGCCGCGGCGGGGTTGATATGAACGAGCGGGCGCTGCGCGAGCGGAGCGACGAGCTGGAGGAGGAGGTCCGCCAACTTAAAGAGGCGTTGACGCCGAACCTGGCGTGGCCGAGCTTTCTGGGGGTGCGGATGACTGGAGCTGCGAGGCGCGTCACCGCGATGCTTATGGCGCGCGCGCCCAACATCATGCCGCGCGAGATTCTTCGCATGAGCTGCCTGCACGAAGATACGACGCTTAAAGTCGTCGATGTCCACATCTATAAGGCCCGACGCGCTCTCTCGCCTTGCGGCGTGCATATCCACGTGCAATGGGGCGAAGGGTTCTGGATGGACAACGCCTCCGCCGCGCGGCTGCGCGAGCTACTTAAGGGGGCGCAGCCATGAACCCGCGCCGGGAAATCCAGTCGCCTCGCCTCATCACCGAGGCCGAATGGCGCGAGTTGCGCCGCGATCATGCGTCAATGACCGCCGACATGCTCGCCGCGATGGGCGGCGTCGACGGCGTGTTTCTCGGCTATCAGAAAAAGCTCGTCTTCGCGGTCCATGAAAACCGCGTCACCATCTGCGAAAAGTCGCGCCGCACCGGAGCCACTTGGGGCATAGCCGCCGACGCCGTGCTGACCTCCGCCGCGGCGGAATCGGCCGGCGGCATGGACAGCTTCTACATCGGCTACAATCTGGAAATGTCGCGCGAGTTCATCGACACCGCAGCCATGTGGGCCAAAATCTTT